AAAGGAACTATGGGTGGGGAATGAGCAGCTTGCAGACCATCTACGACAGCTTCCGGCACTATTGGACTGGCCTCAATTCTGCGGCGACAGTGCTGGTTGAGTTTGACGTGTTTGTGCATAAGCTGCGCGGCCTGAGCACAATGCTTGCTGCGGGAAAGGAGAGTGATGTGAGGCAGCGTTTGGTGTTGAATGACATGAGCAAGAGCATCTATCGCGGCTATGCGATTGACGCCGAGCGCGAGGAACTTGATTACGTTACACGCAACTTAAGCGGCATTGGCGACGTGCTGGAAAAGCTGCGCATTGACATTATTGGCGCCTCACAGATTCCCCATACGATTCTCTTTGGCGAGAGCCCAAGCGGCCTTGGTGCCACTGGTAGAAGCGAAGAGCGAGACTTTGCAAAGTTCCTTGGTGATTACCAGGCAGCGCATTACAAGCGGCCTTTGCAGAAGCTGATGGAAATGATCATGCTGAGCAAGAATGGGCCGACCAATGGCGAACTGCCCGAATCGTGGAGAATCTCCTTCAATGACTTGTTTGAACTGAATGAGCGTGAAAAGGCCGACGTGAGAGCCCGCGTGGCAGCCGTGGACGGCAGGATGCTGCAACTGGGAGTGCTCCATCCACAAGAAGTGCGAGAGGCACGTTACGGGGGCTCTGAGTGGTCAATGGAAACCGCCCTTGACCCATCGCTCAAGGCCAACGATGCAATGCTTGCTCCCAAAGTGGGAGGTGCTGTGCCTCCTGGCGGACGCGATCCATTAAATCAAGAGAATGGCACACTGCCAATGGACGGCTCCAGAGAAGTCCAAGACGCTGCTGGACTATTTCTGGAAGGCGACCTAGAGCATGAACGCGGCGACGTGGAATTTACGGACAAAGAGCTTCACCAACAGGCGATTGCCGCCGCCAAGAGCAAATTCAAGACTTGGCCCAGCGCAGTGGCGGGAGCCTATGTGACGCGCAAGTACAAGGAGCTTTACAAGCGCAAGCACGGCTCCATGGAAAAAGCTTTCAAAGGCAAGAAGACCACTGCCGAGTATTTCAAGGAAGATGCAGAAGCAATCAAGGCAAGTGGCTTGGTACTGGGCGGCGTTGACGAAGCGGCTCTCATTTCTGAAGAGGACATTGCCGAGGCCCTGCAGCAATGGAAAGCAGAGGCTCCAGCCCAGTTCAAAGAGCTGCTAGAGGCCGACAATGCTGAATGACCTAAGCGGGCTGTCTCAAGCCGTGCTGGCCACTAGGCTGGACGCTGCGTGGGCTTACGACCAACGTACTGGACGCTACCGCAACGAGAAAGGACGGTTCATGAGCCAGAAGGCTGTTGAAGCCTTAGTAGATGGCCGCATTGGCAGGCTGGACACTACGCTCAGGCGCGTTACAAAGATGATGGCCGATGGCAGCATCACGCTGGAGCAATGGCAAGGCAGCGTCAGGGAAGCCATCAAGGCAGCTCACATTCAGACAGCAATCATTGGCCATGGCGGAAAGGACAGTATGGGCAGTGTCGAATATGGCCGCATCGGTCAAAGGCTTCGTGCAGAATACGCTTATCTACAGGACTTTGCTAATGACGTTCTGGCTGGCCGCGCTAGTCCTGCCATGGCTGTTGCTCGTATCAGCTTGTACGCTGAAAGTGTACGTGGCTCTTACTGGCAGGGTTTGGAGCTTCGGAAGCAAGCGGAAGGCTATGGACTGATGCGCCGCATCCTCGACCCACAAGCCCGGCACTGCGCTGATTGCCCAGCCTACGCAGCTCGCGGCCTTGTCCCCATCGGCACCCTCCCGATGCCAGGGCAGCGTTGTCAATGCAGGGCACGGTGCAAATGCCGAGTGGAGTTCTACCGTCAGCAAGCGCCTAATGCTCCCGTGTGAAGAGGCCCTAGTATCTAGCGAGCTTCTTTCTTTCAGTGACACGAATCCTCTACTGCGGAGACGTTGGCGTACAGACGGGCTTCGGCAGGGTGGCCGAATATCTCATTCCCGCCCTCGCCAAAGATCATGACGTGTTTGCACTGTGCGTCAATCATCACGGGGACCCTTCCCCAATGCAGCAGCATTGTCAGATGTTTCCGGCGATGGCGCATGGCTCCGACCCATTCGGTTCCCATCGCATTGCTGAACTGGTGCAAACCATTCAGCCTGACGTGGTGTTTATTGTCAATGACATTTGGGTGGCGGTCACGCTTGTTGATAAGATCGAGCCACTGAAAGAGAAGCTAGGCTTCAAAACCTGCGTCTACACTCCCATCGACTCCTACGGACTATTCCCTGAGCTACTTCCTGCCCTGAACAAATGGGAAAAGCTCGTCACCTACACAGAGTTTGCCAAGGGCGAAATTGTGAAGATGGGCTATGAGCGTCCCGTTGGAATTGTGGGCCATGGCACGGACTTTACCAAGTTCTTCCCCATTGACAAGCAGCAATGCCGGAAGGATGTTGGCGTGCCAGATGATGCGTTCATTGTATTCAATGGCAACAGGAACCAGCCTCGTAAACGCATTGACTTGACCATCAAGGGCTTTATCAAGTTTGCAAAAGACAAGCCTGATGCTCGCCTGTGGCTCAACATGGGAGCCAAAGATATGGGCTGGGAACTGATCCCTTTGTTCAAACGTGTGGCTAGGGACGCAGGCTACGACCCTGCGGGCAAGCTCATTCTCACCAGCCCGAATTTCTCCACGCATAACTGTCTTCCCATTGAGCAGCTCAACAAGGTGTATAACGCAGTGGACGTGGGTATCAACACTTGCTTGGGTGAGGGCTGGGGCTTGGTCAACACTGAACATGCCGCCACTGGCCGTCCGCAGCTAGTGCCAGACCACACAAGCCTGAAGGAAATCTTTAGCGACGTGCCTCGCATTCGCATTGAAAGCTGGGAAACCGACAGGAACTATGGACTGGAGCGCGGGCAAGTATCACCCGATCACCTTGCCGAACTGCTCACGGAATACTACGAAGATCGAGACAAGATGAACGATGATGGCGCGTGGTGCTATTCACGCATTCATGAGGATCAATTCTCTTGGGAGCATGTCACTAACAAGATGCTGGGCTATATCAATGAATTGCTCAAGCCTGCCGTTGCAGCTCCTGAGTTCAAAGGTTTTGGCGCTCCAGTGAAGGTGAATTGATCATGCAGGTTTCGCAAATCTTTCTGACTGATGAAGGCGGCAAAGAACTGCCTCCTGCGCTGGAGCAATTGACAAGCACAGTTCAACAGGGCTTTCTTGGTGCGGACTATGTTCGCTACAACAACGAAACACTGAGAGAGTTCATTGTTAAGCGCTTTGGAGGGAATGTTGTCAAGGCTTATGACGGCCTTCGCTCCTATTCCAACAAGGCTGACCTTGGCCGTTATTGCATCCTCTACGCAGTTGGTGGTTGGTACTTTGACATTGCCATCAGGCTCCATTCACCAGTGGAGCTTGCCGACCGCATTGACTTCCTTGCGTTCCGCGAGATTCAGAAGTTTACTGGCACTTGCTGGGCGTGCATGACTGCAGTATTGTTTTCCAAGCCTGGCAATCCTGCGCTTCTTAATGCCATTGATCAAGTGGTGGAGAATTGGGCCACCAGGTACTATGGCATCACGCCATTGTCCCCTACTGCTACTCCCGTGCTAGGGCAAGCATTGGCAAAAAATGGCGAGCAGGCATCGTTTGTCTATGGCGACTTCCTGCAGCTAACACCCACTCACAGCAAGACGAACACTGCTTTCGTTCTGCCAGACGGAACTATTCTTGCATGGGGCAAACCTGCGGGAGGTGGCGACTTGTCCGCTTTTGGGGCTAAGGGTACGAACAACTACAATCAACTCTGGCAAGATCGGCAGATTTACCAGTGAAATACTTTCTGGACCTTGGCACCCACTACCTAGACAATGGCGGGAAGTATTCAGGTTGCGAAAGCGGCTTGCTTACGTTTGAAAAGCAACTATTTTTTGGCAAGGAGCCTCCCTATGACTGGCATGTTCTCACGTTTGAGCCGTCTGCTCATGCAGTACAGGCAAATAAGTCCGCCATTCCCTCCCTTGAAAAACGCTTTCTTTCGTTTCAGGCTTTTCATGCTGCTATTGGCACAGAAGATGCCCTAATCACTTTCAAGTGGCTGCCTGGTTATAGCGCTGCGTCTACTTGCGTGATGGAGCCACTGGCGGAAATCGAGCGGCACCAATGCCAAGAGCTTTACGTGGAGTCAATGGACGTAAAGCGAGTGGTGCAAGAAATCATCGACGCGGACGACGAAGCGACCATCTATATCAAGTGCGACATTGAGGGAGCAGAGTTTACTGTATTGCCGCGTTTGCTGGAAGTCGAAAATGTGGGGCGATGGGTGAAAACAATTTATGTTGAGTGGCATGATCGCTTCTGGCAAGGTAAGTCACGTCACAACGAGATTCTGCAGACCAAAGCTACGATTGTGGAAGACTGCGCCAGGTCAAAGGTGGCGCTTTATGACTGGGTGTGACAATGGCTGACAAAAAGCAGCAAGCCAAGATTCGGCTTGTTTTGCGTGAGTTCAAAAGCGGCAAGCTCAAAAGCAGCAGTGGGGAGAAGGTTGTTGACCCCCGACGCGCTCTCGCCATTGCCCTCTCAGAAGCTGGCATGTCGCGCAAGTCCAAAAAAGACATGGGCGATGAATACTACCTCGCCTTCATGAAGGAGCTTGGCGGAGATGATGACTATGAAGAAGACGGCAGGGGCGACTCTGAATCATTTTCCCCTCCATCGTCTGTTCGCTCTGCTGCTCGCAGAGGACTGGAGCTGCGCAAGAAGCACGGTAAAGGTGGTCTGACCACGCAAGAGGCAGGCAAGCAAGGCATTGGTAGTGGTGTGGCTAGGGCGACAAGCTTGGCCAACGGAGAGGCAGTGAGCTACGAAACGATCAAGCGCATGGCGGCATTCTTCTCTCGGCACGAAAAGAACAAGAGCGGAGGCGAGGATGATGCTGGCCGAATCGCTTGGTTGCTCTGGGGATCGGACGCGGGTAGGGCGTGGGCAAGTCGCATCATTAAGATGGTTGAGAGTCGCCGCAAAAAGCAATGAACGAGCACGTTCACACGATGGAAGACGAGGATGATGATGGCATTGGCATCATGCAAGCCCTCTCCATCCTGTCGGCGCATGAGCATCGAGACACTCCCCATTGGCGGCTAGTTGAGCGGCAACATTTCAAAAATGGGCGGCACGACGAAACCCACATGTTCGTAGAAAACTACTACGAGAAGCCGCATGAGGACTGCGTGCCTGTGAAGATGCTGGTGTTTGAAGCGGAGGCTATTGCCAAGGCGTATGTCATGGCTGGCGTGGAAAGCCAGGTGAGGGCAATCAGGGGTCAGGGTATGGACGATGATGACGACGATTGAGCATCAACGACATAACTAGGTATCCCTAAAAACCAAAGCACGGAAAGGGTGTAAAGTCCGCTAAGTGTTGCCAATTGCACTGCGGATGGTTCTGTTTCGGCTCTTTCCATGCGGCAATAAGTGGAAGCCCCTATGTGCAGCTCTTTGGCAACGTCACGCTGACTGAGCCCGCTATTAAGGCGGGCTTCTTTCATTCTTTCCGCAACGACTAGCTTGCGCTGGTGATGGGGCATCCGTGCAGCGCTAATTGTGCTGCTAACTAGGTAGCGCATGGTGTTTCATCTCTGGCACAAGAATTGCAGTATAGACAGCTCCATTCGTTAGTGTTGTTTCATGAGCGAAACTTCTTTTCGTTACGACGTATCCCCCATTGACAAGTACGAGGTGACGCCGGAAGGCTACCTTCGTGCTTGGGCGACCATTGCGCGTACTGGTGTGCAACTGTACACTGACGCCGATGGTTCCATTCGTAAGGAATATCGTCCAGCGGAAGAAGTTGGCTCAGCAGAAAGCCTTGCTTCATTTGCGGGCAAGGCAATCACGTTTGAACACCCATCCGTCCTTCTTGATAGCAACAATACCAAAGAACACCAAATTGGTTTCACTGGTACAAAAGTGGTTTATGACAACGGATTTGTCCGTGCTGTCATGACTATCACTGACAAAGATGCCATTGAGAAGATCCTGCGGAAAGATGTTCAAGAGGTGAGCGCGGGTTACAGGGTTGAATACGACTCGACACCTGGCGTTACCGACGACGGCGAGCACTATGACGGCGTTCAACGTTCAATTAGTGGCAACCATGTGGCCGTTGTCAGGCGTGGCCGCGCAGGCCCGCAAGTGAAGCTGCATCTTGATCGCCTTGATGCAGCAAACCCAACCCTACTCAATTACGAGGAACCATCTATGACTGCGAAAGTCAATTTCGATGGCGCTGAGTTTGAGGTGAGCGAGAGCGTTGCTCTGGCGGTCACCAAAGAACGAGAGGATGCCAAGAAGTCCTACGAGGATATGAAGAAGATGCACGACGGCATGATGGCCGAAGCGTCCAAGATGAAAGAAGAAATGGACGCAATGGAGAAGGAGATGAAAGGGAAGATGGACGCTGCCGAAGGCCGCGCCGATGCCCTTGCCCAAGAGCTTGAAGCCGCCAAGGCTGATCTTGAAGCCGCCAAGCAAGTGAACGTTGATTCGCTTGTAGACGAGCGCATCGCTCTCATCGACAAGGCTCGCACCACCCTGGACAGCGAGTTTGACTTCTCCGGCAAGACTGCTCGGGAAATCATGGAAGCCTCTATCAAGGCTGTACGTGGCGATTCTGACCTGTCGGAGCGTTCCGACGATTACGTGATGGCCATGTTCGACACCCTGTCGGAAACCGCCCGCAAGGATTCGGCTTCGACTGACAACCTCCGCAAGGCTGTGGCTTCTATCGCCGCGCCTGTGGCTGCACCGTCTTCCTACATGGAGCGTCTGCAGAACGGTTGGAAAACCCCCCTTTCCGTTACTAAGGAGAAGCGCTGATCATGGCCGTCACCTTCACTCAAACTGCAACTGGCGTCACTGGTGGCGTGCAGCAGGCTTATGCCCTGCAGCATGATCCCCTGCTGGAAGGCCAGCTTTCCGACATGCGCGACAACACCATTGGCACTTATGTCAATGAGACTGCTGGCGTGCTTGCTTTCGGCAACGTGCTCAGCTACGCCAGCGGTGGCACTGTTGACAACTCTGCCAAGACCATTTCTGGCACTTCTGAAACCGTGGTGGGCATCAATGTCCTCACCTACGTTGACGAGACTGCGCTTGATGGTAACAGCCGTCCTGGCGTGAAAGTCAACCAAGCTCTCAACGTCATGAACGAAGGCGCTGTGGCCGTCTACGTGCATGGTTCTGTCACCCCTGCCTCGGCTGTGCGCGTGATTCACACTGCTACTGGCGTCAAGTATGCCGGTCAGTTCCACGCCACGTCCATCTCTGGCCGTACTGCTGTGCTCTCCAATGCTCGCTATCTGACTAGCGCTGCTTCGGGGCTGGCAATCCTTGAGCTGAACGGTCCCTCGTTCACGCTCACCGCTGACACCACCACTGCTTGATAGGAGGCCCTACCAATGTCTGAATTTCGTATGGATGAGGCGGGCCTGTTTCTTGAGCGTCAGCTTGAGTACATCCGCCCCCAAGTGTTTGAGACCGTCTACGCGGACATCAAATACCCCACCATTCTGCCTGTGACTGCCGAAGCCGGTAACGCAGCGCAAACCTTCACCTACCGCGTGATGAACAGCACTGGCGACTTCCGCCTGCTGGCCGACGCTGCTGATGACCTGCCACGGGCTGACATTAGCCAAGTGGAGAAGAGCATCAACATCCGCTCCTTTGGTGGCAGCTTCGGCTACACCGTGCAGGAACTGCGGGCTGCTCAAATGGCCAACATCGCCCTGGAGCAGCGTCGTGCTGCTGCCGTGCGTCGTGCCTACGAGGAGAAAGTAGAAGAGATTGCCATGTTCGGTGAGGCTTCTGCTTCGCTGGCTGGTTTCTTCAACAACTCCACGGTTGACGTGCTGCAGGCTGACAAGTGGTTCACCGACTCCGGCACCACTTCTGAGGAAATGCTTGAGCTGCTGAACTATGGCGTGACTGCCATTGTCAACGGCTCCAAGATGAAGGAAACGCCTGACACCATCCTCATTGCCTATGAGGACTTCCGCGTGATCTCCACCCAGCGCAACTCCGATTCCTCGGACGTGACTGTGCTGGAATACTTCCTGCGCACCAACCCCTACATCACATCCATTGAGCCGATCAATCAGCTCGATGCAGACAACAGCGTACTGAACACCAATCGCATGGTGGTTTACAAGCGTGACCCGCAGAAGGTGCAACTGCACATTCCGCAACCGCTTGAGCTGTTCCCGCCTCAGCAACGTGGTCTGGAGTTCGTGGTGCCTGCTCACGCTCGCGTGGGTGGTGTGGCCATCTACTTCCCCAAGAGCGTCATCTACGTTCAAAACAACTGAGGATGAGAAAGTTTAGGGCGTTAGGCTTGGCGGCAGTTCCTAGTTGAACCAATGCTTATTGCTTATCGCCCTGAACTGGAAAATCCGCCGCGTGAAGGGGGCTTTGGCGTGATCACCAATGCCGGGATTATTCAGCTCACTCCTGGCGTCAATGCAGACGTGCCTGAGTCCAAATGGGCAGAGGCTCGTCAAAACCGACAAGTGAAGCGCTTGATGGCCATTGGTGCCATTGAAGAGATGAAGGACATGCCTACTGTGCAAGACATTCCGCAAAGCGTGGAAACCCTGTCTCAGCTTGCACAGCGCGATGCTCTCAGCATGATCGAGATTATGCACGACGAAGAGCAACTTCTTGACTGGAAGAAGATTGAAGGCCGCATCCGCATCCGCAACGCCATCGCCCGCCGCATCGAAGCCATTAAAACAGGGAAGGCATAACCATGGCCGTCACTGCATCTGGCTTTTTGGAGCGGTTTCCTGAGTTTGAACCCCATCCATCGGGGATCGTTAATGGAGCCATTACTGAAGCATCGGCGGATGTAAGCGAGGACATTTTTGGCAGTCAAACCGACCGCGCCATCAAGCACCTTGCGGCTCACATTATTGCCATTCAACTTGCGCAAATGGGCATCCAAATTGGTGCCACTGAAGGCAAGGTTTATGGCAAAGGGCTTGAGGCCACGCAATATGGCCAAGAGTTCAAACGAATGCTTGAAACCGTCGCTGGTTCCACTTCTATTGGCTTCGTCGCATGATCAACGGTCTGTCGCCACTCGCTAATGCCACCCTGGTTTGGCAAGTGGCTTCGGGCTATGCTCTGGACGAAGAAACTGGCAACTACGTTGGTCTGTCATCAGGCGTCACGTACTATGCCAGTCTCAAGCAAAAGAACAATCCACGGTATGACTACCTTCTAGGCGCTGACAATACGGCAGTGTACATGGAAGGCAGGCTGACAGGGCCTCTGGCATTGTCTGGCATCACTCCTGGGAGTTCGGCTGCTGCAACGATCAATGGAAGGGAAGGACGGTTTGAGCTATTGCCCAATGAACACATTGCCGAACACTACTGGCAGTTCTTGGGTACGCCAATCAGGGGCATTTTTAGACTGGTTGGCAAAGGAAGCGTACAGAACGTCTGACGCTTAACCACTTTCTCTTTCTATTGAGGATTTTCAAATGCTCTACCACCCCACTGAATTGGTTAAGAGCCAAGACGTTATTGTACGTGTTGGCGCTATTCCCCTGGCCTCTGGTCGTCCTGTGATCACGCAGAGCGGCGCTACGTTCACCGTGAGCGGGGCTCCCACCCTCTTCACCCTGCAGGCTGCCACCACGGCTTCTGTGGCCTTTAACGATGGCAACCAAGAGTTTTACCTGCTTGGCGGCGGCGGTTTCGCTGACAGCGTGATCGTCACCAGTCAAGCCACTGCCTCTATTACCTCCTACTTTCAGAAGGACGTTGATGGCACGGTGTTCCTGCCCAACAGCTTTGATGAAGCGTTCCAAGTGATCAGCGCTTCACGCTACGACAAAACCCATGAGGTGTATGTCGAAATCAACAAGCAGCTTGGCGTGAGTGGCACCACTTTCTATTACGACCGTGTGGCTTTCTGCGCTGCCGTGATGAACTACAACGAGAACTACCCTGCTGACAATCTTGTGGAAGTCACCTTTGATCTCGTTAGCCGCAGCCGCATTGGCATCCATCAGAGTGCCACCAGCTCTGGCAGCATCATTCCTGTTGCCCCCAACTGACCTTCTGTCCCATAGCTCTGTTAGCCTCTCCTTACGGGGAGGCTTTTTATTGTGAACATCGCTCAACTCCGCGACATTATTACCACGCTGCTGACGATGCAGCCCGACCTGATTGGTAGTTATACGCTGCCTGATGGTAAGACTATTCCTGCTGTGTATGTGGTGGGACAGAAAGGCGTGCCGCCTGAATGGAAAGCCGATGGGCTGGAAGTGACAATGCGCCAGTATCCCGAACTGTTACCAACGGCAGGCGTGGGCATTGTCGATCTGTTGAAGCAATGGGAAGTAGTGCTAGTGCAATACAATCCTGATGGAAGACAGATTGCGGAGGCAATGGAGAGAATGACGAGACGTTTTCCTGATGCGACTTTCCGCTACCTACCTGGAAACGACGTGGCTTATGAGCGCTGCCGCATCATCATTCCCGACAGAGAAGTTCGCACCATCATTCGATAATGGCAATCATTTCCGCGAGGATCATTAGCGCGAAGCAAATTGAGAAGGCATTGCTTGATGCTTTTGAGAAGTGGGCCGAAGAGGATATTAACGATGCCCACTGGGATGATCAGTTCCGCGACATGGAACAATGGGAATGGGATGGAGAGACGAGGCGAAAAAATGGCGAAGTGGTCGGTAGTCCGCGAGACATTTACGACCTTGGCGACCTGTACGAAAGTGGCGTAAAGAGCTTTAAGCTCAATCGTACAACTGCCGGAGCTGAGGCTAATTGGCACTGGGACGCAACGAACAGCAGTGGTGAAGAATACGCTTGGTATGTGCATGAAGGCACAAGGAAGATGCCAGGAAGGCCATTCACTGATGACATCTCCATCCCATCGTCGTTCTTCAGAAAGGCGCCTGGCAAGGCTCTACAATTGCGCGTACAGGACGAGCTAGACAAGATCAATGCACGTTGATTACTTGGCCAGCGAAGATGGCAGGGTTCATGCCATTAACTGCACTCAAGAGGCGGCAAGCTTAGAAGCGGGTATTCTCTGTCTTGTTTCCTTTCATGGCGACACAGCTACAATCTGCAATGACAGCCACCGTTTCTTGGTGGAAGTGCCTCCTGAATGTCGTTCCTCTAGTGAGCGCGTCAAGGCTTTCAACGTTACCCTGAACATCCTCAGTCATGAGCAAGTATAGTTTCCTGCTTCAAGGGGAAGAGCCTGAATACTTTGAGCTGCTGCCTGGGTTGCGGCTGCGCAAGTATGGCGGCTGGCTTGTTGCCGAATCCATTGAACAAGAGGAAGCAAGCCGTGCTCAGTCACAGGCCACCATCCGCGCTGTGCAACTGGCTAAGAAGATTTCCGCCAGTAAAGGCGTGAGCCTTGAGGAAGCCTTTGACATGCTGCAGGGCGGTGCAAGCATGGGAGAGATGGATTTGCTCAGCGACTTCACGGAAGAGACGCTGGGGATGCTGAACAGTGTGGGCAGCGTGGAAGTGAGCAATGCTCGCATTGTCACCACTTTCATGCGGTGCCGTGGTGAGGCGATGATGGACGGCGAGTGGCAGCGCACTGAAGACTGGTCGCTGGACGACACAAAGGCAATGGGGCGCAAGCTGATTGCTGCCACGCTTGAGTTTATTGCTGACGAGCAGCAAGCTGAACTCGCGGAGGCTGGAGCAGCAAAAAAAGCGAAGACGACGAAGGCTTAAGCCCCGTCGAACGTTTAGAAAAACAAGCTAGACGCACGCTAAAGAACCTTACGCGCTGGGACGACATTTATTTCCGACTTTCCGCATCGGAATATCGGGATGATCGTTGGTCAGCGCGTAACTTTGGCCTGCAAAGAACCAAGGACGTAGTGAAGGCGCTGAAGTGGATTGAGCGCCATGACGTGAATCGCCATAACATTGACAACATTGCTACTGCCAAACTTGGCGCAGTGGTGGTTGGTGCGCTGGGTGGCAAGAAGGCAAGAGTGAGCCCTGCTGACTTCCTGCCGTTTGATACGCGCAAGATGCAGAAGGATACGGGCGTGACGGAAGAGAGCCTGCGTATTTTGCGTCAACTGCTCAAAACTCGACGGATGGATGGAAGGTTGATTGGCATGTTGGCAGAAGAGATCAAGACTGCATCCTCGCGTGAGAATGCAGAATAGTTCGTTAAGCTAAGTGATAATAGGCATGTTGCTACGATATGGCCGCTCCTGAGCTGAGGCTATCAGTTGGTCTTGACCTGGCTCTTCTCAGGCAGCAAATTTCAACGATTGGCACGCAGCTTGGTGGGCAACCAATTACGCTGCGCACGCAATTTGACAGGCGCCTGATTGCCACTCAATACAAGGCTCTTGATCGTTTTCTGAACAGCAAAACGTTCACGCTGAAAATTAAAGACGTTCAGCTTGACGCTTCCATAGCGAAAGCAGAAAAACTGAAAGACAGGCTGGAGGCACTGCAAGATACAAAGCTAGAGATTCCTGTTAGTGGCAGGGCAGCAGTCAGTCAGCGTGAAGCCCGCAAGATTCGCACTGATGTCTACAGAGGCATCATGGCTCAAGGGGGCAAGATACTGCTTCCCGTGGGACTGCAGCCACTGTCCGATAGTGCCGCGAGCAAGTTCAAGGCAGATGTAGTTAGAAAGCTTGGTTCTACCACTATTGACGTAAAGGCCAATCTGCAATCAGCGGCAATTCGTGGCGGCGCCAAGACGCAAGCAGAAATTGATGCCGAGGTAGCGCGTGGAATGCAAACCATTAGCGCAATGGGTGCGGCACGAATGGCTGGCGGCGGCGTCACGGAAGCCGCTCGACGTTCCCAGCTTCAATCCCGCTTAGAGACTGGTGGCTTCACGAATGAGCAACTGAGGCAGATTGCTAAGCAGATGAATGTATCTGGCGTTAGCAAACTAAACAAGGGCAACATCATTCAAAAGATTGTTGCCGATGCGTCGGTGGAGATGATCAAGAAGTTTCTTGATCCTCAGGCTGTGATGCGCAATCCAGACAGGAGCGGCGTGCAGCGAGTGTTGGATACGTTTGCCAGGGGCGTCTTCCACATGCTGGGCATGGACCCGGCGCAGGTTGCGGCACAACGAAGAGCGAGGCTTGCCCCTCCTGCGATCAACTGGCCTGCTCAGGTGCCGCCAAGCTCTCGCCCTCCCATTGGCCCATCCTCTACTGGCAGGGCGCTGCCGCCTGGCGCAAACTTTGCAGCACTACCCGGCACGTCATTCGCAGAGCAAAAGCGACTTGTTGGCGACATTCTTTCCCCATCTCTAAAAGAAGCTCTACGCGGAGCCGCCAATGCTTTTGTCGATTCAATAAAAGCCGAGTTGAATGCTGCAGTGCGCTCCGTAAACGTGCGTGATCTTGGCACTTCCATGCAGGCAGCGTTGGGTGGTCGGCAGATCGCAGGATTACTGCCTTCCGCTACTGGTATGTCCGTGCAAGATCGCATTGCACAGGCGTATCAAAGATCAGCGGCGCGTGGCTTGTCAGTGATGGCAGAAGGCGTTGGTGGAGGCGGCCCACCTCAACTTCCCCCTGGTGTTGGTCGGACTCCTGCGCCTTACGGAGGAGGCGGGGAAAGACCTTCTACCGCACTTCCCTCTGGCTACCTCGCTGGTGGTCGATTCGCCAAGTCGCTAGGAGAAGCTGACCGTTACCTTCGTCAAGCAAGAGTGCCGCTTGCTGGTGCTATTGAGGAGCTTGCTGGAGAGTTCGGGCAAGCTACGAAACAAGTGTTGCTGTATGGCGCTGCTTACAAGGGCTTGGCGTTCATCATGGACTTGCCGCGTCAGGCGCTGGATGCTTCTAGCGCCCTGCAGTCTATCCGCAACCAGCTCAATGCCATCACTGGCTCCGCTGCGGAGACTGACCGTTCCTTTGCCTTCTTAGACAATTTGGCGGATCGCTTTGCCGTGCCATTGGCAAGTATCAGGGAAGGCTTTGCCCGCATGTACGCCTCGATGGCGCCTGCAGGGTTTGGCGCGGAAGAAATCCAAAACCTGTTCACTGGTGTGTCAAAGGCTGCTGCCACATTCGGCTTGAGTGCCGACAAGGTAGACAGGGTGACATACGCCCTTTCTCAGATGGCGAGCAAGGGGCAGATCACGGCAGAAGAGCTGCGTGGGCAGTTGGGCGACGTGCTGCCTGGAGCATTGGCGCTTTTCGCAGAAGCAGCGCAAATGGACATTCCTGAGTTCTCCAAGGCGATGGAGGACGGAGCTTTCAGGGGCAAGGCAATGCAGCAAGTGCTTAATAATGTAGGCATTCTGCTAAATCGAGACTTTTCTCAAGGTGCGGCTGGTGCTGCCAAAACTCTTCGTGGTGCGCTGAATGACATGCAGAATAGCGTGCTGAGGCTGTACGAGGCATTTGAGCCGCTTGTAAACATTGTTGCACAACAGGCTTTCCCATTGATCTCTGAGGCTGTTGCAAGTGCAACGCAAGCAGTGCAAGCATTCGCTGCTGCAGCGCAAGGCAACGCTGGCCCCGCTGGCGCATTGAGCGGGCAAGCACTAGCCATTTATACGGTGTTCCAGCAGATCACTGAAATTGGCAGGGCGCTAGGCGATGTGATTATGAGCCTGGCGCCAACATTTGCGGAGCTGGGCAGGTTCATTTTGTTCGCATTGGAGCAAATTGCTCGATTCATCAATACTCCCGTTGGTGGATTCTTGGCCAACTTTGCCGCGAAGGTTGCGCTTGTAACTGCCGCACTTCAGCTTATGGCGAAGGCTGGAATCGTGGCAGCGGTGAGAGGATTGGTCCTGCTTGCCACTCAAACTCAAGCGACCATTGTGAAGCTCAGAGTTCTTATTGCCACGTCTGCGGCTGCAAAGGCGGCTCTTGCTGGCATTGTCGTAGCGGCCGTGTGGACTGCTTTTGAAATACTCGCCAATTCGATTGACAGAGTAAATCAAAAGCTGGCAGAGTCTGCGGCAAGGGCTAGGAAGGCACGTGATGAATTGAACGAGATGGCCGTTGCTGGCATGACTGAGCCTATAACACGGAAGCTAGGTGAAGCGGAAGAGAGAGTGCAGTCCTTCAAGAGGTCACGCGACATCTTGGCGACGATTGCCGCGAAAGGCCCTCAGCAGGTATCGGAAGAGGATTTCGCCAGGCTTCAACGCAGTGGATTAGCCGCAGGACTAGCCCGTGGCCCCGGCGGTTTTGTGCAACGGGCTGCAGGAGGCGTTCCTCTTGTCGGGGCATCGCCTGACATCACACAACAGCAGGCTAGTGCCAATTTACAACTAGCTGAAATTGCTTGGCGTGAAGCGTTAAGTGACGCAGGAAACGCAGCGGATGAGTTGAAAACCGCCGTTCAAGTGGCCAATCAAAGCAAACAGCAAGCCCTCACCCCCATTGACCTACAGCCTTCTGGTGATCCAGACAAGGCAGCCAGAAAAGCTGAAGAAGATCGCGCAAAACTTGCCGCAGAGCAACAGCGCCTTGCGGAGCAATATGCTCGACAACAAGGACAGCTAATCACTGCAACTGCTGAGTTCCAGAACGATAAAGACAAGCTCCGCTACGAGCAAATGCGCGAACTAGCAGAGCAAAGTTTTGAGCTGGAAAAATCGCTCATGGATGCAAAGTTTGATTATGAAATGGCTGGCATGAATGAAATACATGCCAAGAATAAGCGCAATGAAAAAGAGCTTCTTGAAATACAAATGCGTAGCACCAGGCGTCTTTCTGAGGCCACTGCTCGCGTCACGGAAGCTGGCATGAAAATCAATGCGGCCAAGGCGCTGCGGGCGGCAAGTCAACAAGCGGCGGCACTGCTGCCCGCAGAAGGTGCGGCGGCGATGGGCGGACAGGGTAATGTTCAGAACTACCTAAGGCGACTTGCTTTCCTTGAGACACGCATCAGGAACGTGCCCAATGCGGAAGGGTCTGGAGCAATGGGCTACTTCCAGACAAAGGGACCATTCCATCAAGAAGCCCTTGCTGCTTCTGGAGGGAAAAACTCAAGATCGGCAAACTACAGCGAGTCGGCTGCTGCAGTTGAAGGGTGGATCAAGCGGCATCGGCCACGCGCTTATGAGGCGATTGTCGCGGGAAGGTTTGATGATGCTGACGCGATCCTGAGCCAAGGCACTTGGCCATCGCTGCCAGGCGGTAGCCAGGCGCAGCCTCCCGAGATTCAACGTCAAGCAAGGCAGTTCTTGACGCCTCCCGCAGCTCCAGTGCTTCCCTCCGTGACTGGCGCAGCCCCGCCTGCTTCTGTGGCCACGCTGGGAGTAGCGGTGCCAGTGATCCATCCTGAAACGGGAAGCGGCTATACGGTGCCAGGTGTTAAAGATGCGCAGGGTCGTCCTGTTGTATTCAGCAGGGAGGCAGCAGAAGCCTTTGCGGCGATGATTACAGCGTCCGGTGGACAGGTAAGGGGAAGTGACATTGCCAGCTCCCAGCGCTCGGCCCGTAAAAATGCAGCGGTTGGAGGTGCCACGGGTTCTCGACACCTAGCCGGCACTGCAATGGACATACATGGGCGGTCTTTGGAATGGATTAAAAGACATGGCGCCCAGTATGGCTGGAACATCCACGATTACCCAGGCTCTCACGGCGGCCACGTTGAGTTTAGTGGCATGAAGAGGCCCGCCTCTGGTGCTAGGCAGTCTATTGCTAGGGCCGAACAAGGTGCTGAGTTCAGCGTTGAACTGGCCGAAATGGAGAGGGCAAACGTCTTAGCCATTGAGCTAGGGAAAGTTGTCAATGGGGCGAGGGTTGACCTTGAGCAAACCCGCGCACTTCTTGCGCAACAAGTGGGAGAAATCTTCCCCGTTGAACAACTGCGTCTTGATGCGCAGTTGCTAAAAGAACGCAATGCCCTCCTTCTGCAAGGCGCTCCAGAGGAGTACATCCAAGCTCGCGAGCAAATCACGCGAGCCGACATTGCTGGCACATTGCAAGCGGAAACTTATAGGCAGAAAATTACAGAGTTGGAAGTTCAAGAGAAGACGCTTGCAGAGCAGGTCAAGAAAGGAGGAGAAATGCAGGCTCTCTACGAGGCCGAGTTAAAGGGAGTACAGGATCGAATCGCGTTACACACAAAAGCGCTGGAATCCGTAACGACGCAGCAAGCCGCATACAACGCAGAAGTACTGGAGGCTTCGCTTTTGGCGTTGAAAAACGCTGACGCGATGAAGGCTATGGAAGAAGCCGCCGCCTTAGTGAATGATGCCGTTGATGGCGTGCTGTCAAGCTACAAGGGCTTGTTCGTTGACATTATGAGCGGAGGTGACATTAAAGAAGCTGCTAAGCGGATGCAGGAAAGTCTGTCTAAGCAAGTGTTCACAATGTTCATCGACTTCTCGATGAAGCCAGTTGAAAAGTTCTTCAAAGATCAACTGCTCAACGTCTTTGGCCTGCCCAACGAAGAAGAGCAGAGAGCTGAAACCATTGCAGCTATGGAGCGTCAAATTGCAGCCCTTGATCGTAATACGGCAGCACTGCAAGGCACCCCTGCTGGCGCCTCTGGACAAGCCTTTGGAGGCAACGCTTCTCTGCCATCGCCTTTGATGGGCGATGTACTAAATGCGCCAGCCTTTGAAATGAGCGGAAAGGCTATGCAAGAAGCGTCTGAACAGGCATGGCAGTTCCCAGATTCACTGGGAGGCATGGGACAGGCAATGGAGCAATTCAATGCCAACACGTCTGCAGTCACTTCATCGCTTGTCGAGGAAGCCCGCAAAGGCGCGACTGCTACAACCACTTGGCAGCAAAACCTTGGCAAGACCGTCTCTGCGGTGGGCATTGCGGCCAGTTCCATTGTCGGCATTACGGCAGGCATCAGCCAAATCAAGGAAGGTGGCGTGTCTGGCGTGCTTGGCGGCATTGGCTCTATCGCCATGAGCCTGGGCAGTGCATTGGGCGGCTTTAGCGCTCTGGGCGGCCTTGGCGGTTTGTTTGGTGGTGGCGGAGGTGCTGCTGCGATGAGCGGCGGAAGTGGCATTCCTTGGAACTTCAATACTGGACTGAAGTTCTTTGCCAATGGTGGAGTGGTGAATGGCCCCACGCTCGGAATGGTTGGAGAAGGTCGTTACAACGAAGCCATTGTGCCCCTGCCTGACGGTCGCTCCATCCCCGTGAAAATGAACGATCAATCAGCCTCCCTGCGCGAAGCAATGAACACCATGAGCCCAATACAGGCGATGGCGCCTATTCTTTCCATGAAGTTTGAGAGCACCAACATTGGCGGCGTAGAATACGTCAGCAGGGATCAACTAGAGGCAGCAATGGCTTCCACTCGTCGCCAGGCTGCAAAAGACGGTGCTCTTCGTGGGATGAACATGACTCTCGATAAGATTCAACAGAGCCCTGCTACTAGAAGCCGCATTGGCATGAGAGGGCGCTGATCATGAGTCAAACATTCCCCTCCATCGTTCCCTCCCAGCGCGAGTTCACGCTTGGGCAGTTTCCCATTAAGACGTATCGGGCGCTATCTGGTGCGACAGTTAAGCGCAGCTTTGGCAATAAGCCCAACAGCTACAAGCTCTCCCTTTTCTACCAGAACCTCCACGATCCTGATACCGTTGAATTGTTGCGTCATTACAGGGACACATCGGGAGGCTTTGAGCGCTTCAGGCTTCCTAACGGCCTTTTTGCTGGAATGACAAACAATTTACAGGGTTTTATTCAGTCTCCCTATGACATTCAATGGGAATACGTTGGACCTCCAACCATTCAGTCAGTGTATAGAGAAATCAGCAATGTAACCATTGAATTGCAGGGTGACATTGACCTATGACAGTTATTCGCCTTTGCCAGTTCTTTGACTACACAAGTGCAGACAAAACTGCTACATATCGACTGCAAAACTACTTCATTGGCCAGAGCAAAAATTTTAACGGGCGAGGCTACACTTTCGCGCCATTCCAAGCGGACGGCGCCATGGCAAGTCTCAATGGCGAAAACCAACAATTCCGCGTGTTGTTTCCTGCAGAGGAAATCATCGTGCGGATGGTGGAAGCTTCTGACGGAAACCGCCTCAGCGCCTTAGAGCTGACAACGGCATGGGTGACAGCCTCTGATCAGCTTGTACCAGGCTTCTCTGACTACTACATTGGCATTGGTGCAAGCTATAGCGACGAAACCGTGGAACTTCGCTTCAGGAGCGCAATGGACAGCGTAGGAGCATCGTTCCCTGCTCGCACGCTAAGCGTGGACAATGTGGGCATCTTGCCTCTCAATGCCGAACTCTATCTGCAATGAGCTTCCACGACTTGATTGGGCTTAATCGGGCATGGGCCGCAGTACCTGGCGATGGAAGCGGCACTGTGGATTGCTGCCTGCTCGCTGCGGAAGTGCATAAGCGACTTGGCTACCACGACTACGCGCCAGACTTTGCTTGGGTGTTTGAGCAATACACTGACGATTCTCTGCCATCGTGGTTCATGGCTCGATGGCTGCTAAAGAATGGCACTCGCCTAGAAGGACCGGAGCCTCATGCCGTGGTGCTCATGGAGGGGCAGAATGGAGGAGCGATGGGGACAGTAATGGATGATGGGCGAATCTTGCACATTCACAAAAAGAATGGCGTGGTGATTGCTCCCATGCCTCCTACCATTGGCCACTATTTTAGACTGCGCAAATGAATCGTCCGCTGCTGCCATACGAACACCAACTGGTGGAAGCCCTTGGCATTACGAAGCAAGAGTATCTTGACTTCTTGATGGCAACGAGAGACTGCGAAAAGTCTCCTGAGCAGATTCTGGAGAAGCCGCAGAACGGGGTGGCCGAGGTAGCACTGATCCTCACCATTGTTGGCATTGTCTTTCAGGTGGCGGCAGCGTTGTTAGCGCCAAAGCCGGAAGAACAGAATCAACGACGCCCCAGAGAGCAGCGCTTTAGTCCACGCTTTGGCTTCAATTCCTCCCAAGAGCTTGCGCAATACGGCCAACCAGTCAACCTCGTCTACTGCTCCAAAGACAACGCCCGTGGTTCAGTGCGTGTTGCCACGTCGCTCGTATGGTCTGCCGTGGAAAGCTATGGCAGTAGTCAGTTCATGCAACTGCTTTTGTTGGTAGGCGCAGCGAAAGTCAAAACGATTGACTTTGACAGAGTGGCATTTGGCCAGCTTCCATTAGGACAGTTCAGTGGTGCCAACACTTGGCTCTACTACAACCAAAACGGCAATGTCAGCTACAACAATAAAGTGCTGGGTGATGGCAAAGATCCAACTAGGGACGGAGCCCCATCGTCTTCTGACGTATGCCAATTGCGAGATGGTGACAAGCGCCTAGAGGGCTACAGCCAAGCCTTCACGCCTAGCAGCCTCACTTCCATTGGCGTTTACGATCCCATTCCAGTGAACGTGGAGATTCAGGAGCGTCGCACGTCAGGGCGGCCAGACTGGGCAGACTTGGGCATTCGTATTAAGGGAGGGAGCTGGCAGTCGGGCAGCGATGTGCGCTACAAAGAAGGCGATAAGCTCACGCTTATTTTTGAGAAAGCATTTAGGCGACAAGACAAGGTGGCTCAAGAAGCCGCTAAGAACTTGCGCTATCAAATGGTGTCGTCACTTGACCAAGCTGCTGTCTACAAGCTTGGCAGCGCAAAGTTCAAGCTGGTTGGCGTGAGTGATGAGACCAACCTAGACAAGAATGAAGTGGAGGCCGTCTTTGAATGTGTGGAGCCTGGCCGCAGGCCACTCACGCCATACGACGAAACGAAAGCTAAAACGTGGGATGACAAGGACAGAGAAGACCTAGAAACCGCTCAAGAGGTGCTAAAGGCAAAAGCTTCTGACGCGGAAACAACAGGCCCCAAGCTTTTGGACGAGGCCCCTCGCGCCGATGCCATCCCCACGTTCCTCAGGAGGGTCACCAATAGCGACGACTATGACACCACCACGGAGCAATCCGGTGACGTTGAGTTTCGCTTTCTAGGCAAGCGTTATTCCTTCCAAGGCACGGAAACCATCCAATGGAGAGACGAACTAGACGAGAGGCAGTCTTACATTGTCACTCGCGGAGGATCGCTGGCAAACAGCAAGAAAGAGCTTGAACGCTTCTTGTCAGACAAACCTCGCCTGTCTGTTGCAAAGCTGCGAAAGGAGCTTGACGACGACCTAGAGAAAGTCCGCCAGCTCAGGGACGATGTACTGGCAGGCGACTACGACAAGCAATTGCGCAAAGAGGCGAAGAACAATGCCGCATTTCAAGCTGTCAAGAAAGATATTGACAGCCTCAAGGAAGAGTTGGAAAAGCGCATCTTAGAAGCGTACAAGCTCTCCCCAGAGACAGCCAAGATTAGCGGCACTCAAGTGCTGACTGATGGAACAAAGCTAGAGGTAGGTGGCAAGCGAATTGCGGAGCTAGAAAAGCAAATTGAACGCCGCAGGGAAATCAAAGACGACATTTTGAGCGACAGCATTGCTGAGCGACGTAAAGCCTATTCACAATTCCTTCGTAGAACTACTAGCCCATTCGTTGGTCTTGACGGCAATCGCTATGGTACTGGTGGCATTGTCGCTATCAAGAGGCGCGTTGCCGACTTGAAGGGAGAGTTCACCACTGATGCCATTGGTACAGAAGCCGTCAAAGGCTATATGGACTCCCTAATTAAAGAGAAAGAAGAAGCGATCAACTTTCTCGACTACGCCCTTAAAAACTGGGAAGACTTGCAAGGCGCTGCCGATGATAACTTCTATACCAAATGCCTCGTCAAGGCAGACTCTGCTGCCTATCAAACTGTCACTGCTTGTGACTATGTGAAGTTTTCATTGCGCTGCAAACTGTTCCGGCGCATCCAGGGGAGACAGAAGAAATATGGAGAGAAGGATGCTCCCGATGGTTACAAGATGAGTGACAATGGCATTCAAGGGCGAATGGCATTCTTCACTGTTAGCTACAGAAAGACTGGCAATCGTGATTATATTGCCATTCCCATTGTCTTTGCCGTAAGACGCGCAGCAGATCAAGACAACTTCGTTGGCCTAGATTTCAAGGCTCCGTCTACAGCTAAGTGGGAGTTCAAGATGGAACCCATTGGTGATATTGGCGCAGAAACGCAAGATAGCGGTCAGTCGCAGTTTGCTTTCATTGAAAACAGCGGCAAGCGTTCTAGTTATGGGCTGGGCGATGGGGGAAGGATTAAATGGACAGGATCGTTGGTAAATGCTGGCCTGCTCAATAAGGACGCCCTGGAGGAGCGAGGCCCTCTCTACACCAACGAATGGGACTTGTTCTCTGTGCGGTCTGATACCAGCACACAATTCAGCTTTGAAGGCGGGCCTGAGTTCAAGATTACTGCTGTTACGGAACAGCAAGTGGGCGGTACAAGCGGTAAGTATGAAGCTATGAGCATGGCTGCGCTTGGCGTGTATTCAGGCAAAGGCGTACAGGATTTGCGATCTATCACCGCCTATGTGACAGAAGGCAAGGAAAGTTGGGTGGTAGACGAGAAAGATGGCACGCGCAGCAGGAGCGCCAATTCCACAAGCTATGCGCCTGACATTTTTGCCGACACTGTTCTTGATACAGACAATGGCATTGGTAAATATGCCAAGCCAGAAGGCATTGACTGGGAAAGCTTGGCGCTTGCTAAGCGGTTTTGCAAGAACAATGGTTTAGGCGTCCGCTTGTTCATGGACGGCGTGATTGCCGACTTGTCATCGTGGCGGCAGTTCTGGGCGGAAGTGGCTCCTTACAGCCTGCTGGAGCTTGCAAGGATTGGCGGCAAGGAAACCCTCATCCCTGCAGTGCCAACCAACAGAAGGGGAGAGACTGATCGGGAAGTGACGATTTCTGCCATGTTCACGGCAGGCAACATCCTTGAAGGCAGCTACAAGGAAGAGTTTGTGGACTATGGCGACAGTTCGCAAGACCTCATTGCAACCATCATTTATCGAGACACGGAAGTACAAGACGTGTTTCCACGCAATGCAAGCGTGCAAGTGAGCTTGGCCGACGCGCAAGAAGGCGCAGCAATCAGGCAAACGCTTGACTTGTCGCAGTTTGTCACCCAACGAGACCAAGCGATTCTGTTTGGCAAGTTGCTGTGTAACCAGCGGCGATGGATGAGACGGGGCGTTGAGTTCAAGACATTCCCCACTGATTCTCCCGTGTCGCCTGGTAGCTACATCTACGTGGACATTGGCCTCAACACTTGGGACCGCATATCCTCTGGCATGGTGATGCAGGATGGTGAACTGAACATCCCCTTACGCTCCTCCATCGTTAGCAGCAACTATGACATGCTTGTGTATCAAGCAGGGAAGAAAGTCGAGAGCTTGTCTGGCGTGGCTGTGGTGAATAATGCCACAACCGGCGTCATTAGCGCAGCTTCCCTTTCAAGCAAAGAGGGCGCCATGTTCGTACTGGGCGTGAAGAACAACAGAAAGCGTGTGTTCAGGGTGACAGAGGTGGCGATGGACGAGGAAGGAGAAGTGACTGTTAAGGCCATGGAGCACCCCTGCCAGGATTCTGGAGGGAAGCTGCTGAGCAGGGTGGCTAATTTCTCCAACGACCTATTCAAGGTGCTATAGGGCATTGGTGATGCTTAGTGGCTAAGCTGATAGAAAACAATAGGTGATATGGGCTTCTATACTGGCCGCACTGGATCGCTGAGGTACAACGGCAGTTCAGTGGCCAAAATCCGTGACTGGTCGCTTGAGACAACGGTAGAGCTTCTTTCCACTAATGACATTAGCAGTGTCGCCAACACATTCACTCCTGGCGTAAAAGGAGCCACTGGTAGCGCAACACTGCTTTACTATCGACTGGAGAGCGGCGAAAGTAGTCAGTACACACAATTTACGCAACTTCTTGGGAATATCATGAGGATTGGTGAGATTAACACCAATCATCGAGTGCGCTTGATCCTCAATGTGGGCAACAAGGACGAAGATGATATTAAGCTGGACGCATACATTACATCTGCGCAGGTTGGCTCCAGCACTGGAGAACTCAGTACGGTTTCCATTCAGTTCACGATGGATGGTGATTTTGTTGAAGTGATTGAATAAGGAACAGCATGACAGTATTCGTTGGGCACAAAGGGAACATCCGGCTTCGGCGTGGACTAAAGCTGAGCTATGGGCGACTGAGTGAGCAGATAGTACCAGACGACGTGAATCTGTCGCTGAATCGCCTTAGCTTTGACAGCGCCATTGACAATCTTCTCACTGGCGACCGGCTAGAGATGCTCACTAGCGATCCGCGAAAGCTCGTTTGCTTTCCTCCATCGACTTGGCTTGACAACCAGTTAAACGATGAAGTGAGCCTCTACATCAATGTGAACGCAGCAGGCGGTTTGCGATTCTTCCGCAGCTTTGAGGATGCCGTAAACAACGTAAGGGCCAGAGAAGTGCCTCTACAGGTTTTTACTGGCGCGCCTCTTGACATTGAAATACAAGTGAAGGACACGGCCTATAACGTGCTTGGCAATGTCACTAGCTATACGTTCAACACCGACCGCGAGGCCATTGACACCACCAGTCTTGCGGACAAGTTTCGCAGCCAGTACACGGCTGGC